GTTGGAAGCACCTGAACCTGTTGAAATTGATACAGAACCATCTGTACATTTCAGTTCATACGAAATGGTGTTTGATGTACCGGAAACCCACTGGGGGCCACCAAAGGATACATACGACGATGAGAATGAACCCCGTCCAAGGATTTCCTTTTCTGGACAGGAAAGTTCGCTTTCCTCTCAAGAAATTGAAGAGATTGGAGTTACCGAGCAAGAGTCCGTCGTGTTGGGCGACGACGATTTTGAGAGCGTTTAGTTTTTCGTTTTCCACCAGATGTACAAAGATCTTTTTTTAGTACTTTTTCTTCTTCACACAAGGCGCGAAATCGGTCTTTTTGTGAATCATTTATACAGAGTTCTCGTGTTTTAGGGCAGGATGCCAGAAATTCATCACTCATCATGATCGTTTCCAATACAGGTAAAAATCTTGTATAAAAGTCTTTTGGAAATCGAACAATTGCTTCTGATCTGGAATGAGTACCGTCATATACACGATCCAGAATACTTTTTACATACAAGATACGATTGTGGTGCATAAATACTTTTGCCACAGTTTCTGGATAAAGTTGTTCCCATTTGGCAAGTGCTAGTGGATGAGACGGTTTTCTCCAAAGTTTTTGAATGCGATTTTTGAGACCCAGATATTGTTGTTGTATGAATTTGTCCATAAATGGGACAGGGTATGGTATAATATTAATGGTCGCTTCGTGCATATATATAGGATCTTTTGTAACTTCTTCGAGAGCCATAGTCGGTGTTTCTTGGGACGATGCGCCGTCATGTATCGCTATTTCAACCAGTTTGGTTGTTTTACTACCTATACGAATCGTAACAAATACATTTATTGTTCCAGAAAGTTCGGATGTGGCAGTATCGGATACCATTTCAAAATAGGAGGAGTCTGTCGGAACTCCGCGAAGTTCAGCGATTTTTGCAAGGAAACTGTTTCTGTTTGAATTCAGATTCGTTTGAAGAGTTGATTTCATTGCATCGGCAATTGCTTTAATTGAAGGAGAATAGACAACCACACAATACTTGTCGGATGTGTAGGGGTTTTTTGTTTTATCGGGAATTGTTCCGATTGGAAAGGGGAATTTCTCCCTTTCCAAAAATGTTCCGTGCTCTTTGAGTTGTGTTGAAAAATCGATCGGCAAAGTAATTCGTGGCCACCAAACTGCATCAATATCCTGTGTTTGGACTGTATATTCACCACGGAAATCGGGGTCGAGTATTTGATTGTAGAGTTGCAATGCAGATCCTCCTACAAAGGAAATGTCTTCGGGCAGGAAGTTTACAATTTCTGTTGGGAATGTGTGTTTCAGAGGAACCGTTGAACGATTTATATAGGGAATTTCAATTGGCAAAGCGCACACAGTATTTCGTGAATCCAAATATGCTGTATTTTTTACGGCGTCGATACCCGCTTTTAGGACAATGTCACAGAGCAAATTGAACATATTTGTATCTGCAAGTAAATCTGCGAAATTGACTTCTTTTGCTCGGGGTCCTTGATATGTAGAATACAATCCCATTGGTAATTGTGAAACTGGTTGTGGCAACAATGTACGGTAGTTATATGATTGAACAGGATATCCATATGCATGAATTGTTTGTGGTGGATATCCAGGTGCATACGTTACTTGATGTGGATATCCGTACGCATGAGTTACCTGTTGTGGATACCTACCAGGTGTTGGTAAAAGAGGGGGTGGTCTGTGTGGCATATCTCTATGTATTATCTGCGGAATTCTATGCGTTTCGTTTTCTCTCAGCATTCCAAACATGAAGTCCTTATATCTCCTCGGCATTGCCTTAGGTGGAGGCATTCTGGCGGTATTTATTTCAGCAGGATTGAGTTCGTATAAAGAGAAAAAGATCCCGGAAAAGGGAATTCTATTTCGTTGGTTCGTGGCCGGTCTGGTTGCAACCGGTCTATGTGCCTATGCATGGATTTTTGGATCGGGAGGAGATGTTGCTGGTATGATGAGCCGTATTATGGAATCCCTTGACTTAGGGGCGGTTACAAAACTTGTATCATTTTCTGCATTAACAGCCGGCACATTGGCAGCAGAACCCGTGGAAGAACCGAAAAAAGAACAGTCAGAAGATGTGTTGGAAGTAGGTATTCCTACTTTTTAGAACCATGCTCGTGGTTCGTTACCCTTGAGCGATGAAAAATGTGCGATTTGTAGTACCCTAAAGGGTTTTGCTTTGATCTACGCATACATGTGTGCAATACTGGGATCAATGGTGGGTTTTCTTTTCAGAAAGAGTTCCAGGTGTTTCTGATGAATGGTAAAGGGTAGTGAGAATCCGCTGATGGCAAATGGAACCTGTTTGGGGTTGTTGAAGAATCGTAGGAGATTGATTTTGCTCACAACTGTTTGGATACAGCGCTTTAACTCACGAACACCCTGTTCTCCCCCTGTGTAATGTTCGATAATGTACCGGAGGATATCGGAACCAACACTCACCTTTTCATACAGTCCGACTTCCTGTAGCGCTGCATTGATGAGGTACGATTCGGCAATCTGCAATTTCTGCTTCATGTCGAATCCTTTTACCTCAATGTTGTACATACGGTCCTTGAGAATGGGATTCACACGACTGTGATCATTGTGGCTAAAGATAAACAGGCATCGGCTGAGATCAATGTTGATACCTGTAAAGTACTTGTCTTGGAATCGGTCATTCTGACTCCCATCTGTGATGTGAATCAGCATGTTCATAATCTCGTCACCTTTGGGGGTGTCAGAGACCTTGTCCAACTCGTCAAAGTAAATCACGGGATTCATACATTTGGATTGGATGAGTACATCCATAATCTTTCCCCATGTGGAACCCTCGTAGGTATAACTGTGGCCATCTAGGAAACTGGCGTCGGTTGCACCTCCCAGTGTAATGAAGTGGAATGGTCGTCCGAGGGCTTTTGCTACACCGTCTTTGATCAGGCTAGTCTTTCCAACACCCGGTGGACCATGAATACTGAGGACGTTTCCATGAGCCTTGGGGTTGGCAATCCACGAAGAGACAAACTGTAGGATCTGCAGTTTTGCGTCTTCGTGCCCATAGATTGCCGTATCCATGCACTTATGAACATTATACATGAACTCCTGACATTTTTCCGGACCGTCTTCTAGACGTACAGGAAGATCCTTGTATATGCCCAGTGGAATACCGGTAAAACCGTTAATCCAGTGAGAGCATTTGTAGTACTCTGTGGAAGAGGGATCAATATTCATCAGGGCCTGGTACTTGGACATGGCAATACGAGCCAGTTCAGGATTGTTGGAGACCTTTTCTAGAATCTTAAACTTGAGGGGCATATGAACTTCTACAGGGGCCGCCTTGAGTTCTAGAACTTTCATGAGGGCGGCCTGTTTTTCGGAATTGAGAGACTTGAAGTACGTAATATCGTTGTCGATGTTGTCTTCCGTCTCGTCCTCGTGCTGAACGAGTTTCACAAATCGTCGAACATTGGCGGACTCTCTCTTTAGATTGTATTTCTTGGGCTTTCGTGGATCGTCCTCGCCATTCAGAAGTTCAAGGAGAGTCATACCCTTTCTGCCACGGGGCGATTCATCTTCATCATAGTCGTCATCGTCATAATCGTCATCGTCATCGTCATCGTCATCATCATCATCATCGTCATCGTCATCGTCATCGTAATCCTCTTCATCATAGTCCTCCTCTTCGTCTTCATATTCTTCTTCGGACGATTCCACAACGCGCTTCTTTGGCTTTGCTTTGGACTTCTTAGGAGGTTCCTCTTCGGACTCCTCTTCGGACTCCACAACACGCTTCTTTGGCTTTGTTTTGGACTTTTTAGGAGGTTCCTCTTCAGATTCCTCTTCAGACTCCTCTTCGGACTCCACAACGCGCTTCTTTGACTTTGCTTTGGACTTCTTAGGAGGTTCTTCCTCAACCACAAGTTTTGGGCGACCCTTCTGAATTACAAAGTGAGAGTTTGAAGATAGTGTGGAAGAATCTCCACCCTGTACAGCCTTGCGAATCTTGCGTGCAGCGGCTTTTTTCGCCTTCCGAGGAGGCAGACTCTCCTCGGAAGAGGTATATTCATAATCAATGAGGTTACGAATGTTTCCCTTCTCATCTACATCATCGTCTGTCTTGGGAGGAGGGGACTTCTTGGTCTTTTTAATATTGGAAGGTAAGGGCATAAATGGCATTGTTGGAACGGAATGGAATGAAACAGATCACACTCATTCCAATGAATGAAATCCCCGGTTTCAATTTTTAGGAATGGCGTAAAGCCATTAAAAATGCATCAGCCAAATCACTCTTTTTGGAACGACCTTCGAAGAATATCTTCCACTCTCCTGTAAGAAGTGCAAGTGTATCCTGCTCCGCCGTTTTTTTACGTGCGCGGTAGGCTTTTCCTTCATCTTCTTCAACAGCGACCCCCTTGGACTTTGTACCCGCATGAACAAATTCAAGACGTCCTGCCCACCCGTGCTCTTTTTCAAGACGATGTCCTAATAAGGTGAATAACATAATTTGTATGGATTTCATGGTAGGCCCTTTCATCACCGGTTGATTTTCAAGACGAATGAGATCCGCTCTAGCAAAAGTCAGCAACATACGATCCAGCCAAGCATCCATTTTCTGCCGAATGTCCATGAGGGATGGATGTATGGCTTTGGGGGCTTTCCAGGGAAATAAAAAGCGATCTTTGGCAGACGACTCAAGTTCCTCTTTTTTCGTCTTTTTTGTCGCCCATCCTTGTTCAACTCCAAGTGCTTTCAAATCTTTTGTGGTTATTCCACAAGGGAGCACAGGAAGTGATGGAATCCGTGTTGCCGTTTTTTTACGACGAACACCCGTTGCACATCCTTTGCACCATAATTCTTCTCCTTTGCACCATACAGCGGGTCCAGAACACGCCACACAGCGCCGTGAATCTTGCGCACTTATGCCTCCTGCAAGTAAATCCACATTGTCCCATGCAAGAATTGACCACGTTTTGTCCGATCGATGTTCGATCAAACAAAACGCAAGATTTCGAATTCCCATATCGAATCCAAGATGTATCATTTCCTACCAAACTAGACCGCATATGAGTTTAGACCCTTGAACATTCTAATGTTCGTTGGCCTAAACCCTTGAATTTTATAGAAAAAATGAAATTTCTACACAACAATGGCTTCCTCTCACGAACAAGTTCTGAAAACAATGCAGGTCGCAATGCAAAATTCATTTCCAGACGGACTGTTGGATGTACTGACTTCCTACAAAGTGTATTTGTATCCCTCGCTTTCCAAAAACCCCACCATTGTAACCATTGATAAATTGGAGGATTTGACTCCAATTGCCGGTATTAGACTCGTCGAAATATTCCTGGTCACGACTCGAATTACAACAAAGGGAACTAACGTGTCTGAATCTTTGTACGGCAGAAAGTGGCTTGGTAACCAAACGTAGATTCCCCTGTATAAACCATTTCCAGGTAACCTTTTTGACCATACAATCCCATCAATTCCGTCATAGTTTGTGAAGAGTTAGGTATAGTATTATTCACAAACAAGAATATGGCCTTTTCCGCAGGAAGTGACATACGCTTTCGAAGAAGATACATGAATTCTCCTACACGTGTATGTTTTCCCACAATGTATTTGTTTTTGTCCAACGGTGGTAAATCAGACCGTTGGGACTGTGTAACAAGTACAAATACGTGATTCGGGTATTGCTGTCGAAGCGGAATTAACTCAACCTCATTCATTTCTTACACGGTGCGAATAAATTCCCACCCAATATCCTCGCAAATTTTCTGCCAGATCTTGTCTTGCATATACAACTTCTCGCGACTCTTAAGCAATGGAAAACAAGGCAGGTATTCGTCCAGTTCGAGAAGTTCGCAGAACTTGTACAAAACAAAGGAATACGAAAGAAAATTGGAGCGTTTTTTGGGACAGTGTTTTACAAAGGAGAATTGGATCTCCTTGAACATGTGCCGCAACTTCTCCTCGACTTCTCTGGAAAGCACGGGTGCCGAAATGCCGTTCAGGCGGTTCAGAATATGGGCAACATGATCATAACACCGTGACAATTTTAGTTTCTTTAGAACCTCTTTGAGTTTGCTAACCTTTAATTTACTCATGTCGGTAATGCGTTCCTTTTTGAGTTCTGCCCGAATCTGGTCAAGGATCGCCGTGGGGATTTCAGTCGTTTCTTTGGCCTGGAATTGCGCCAACCATTCGTTCAAATGATTGATCTTCTTGTAGGCATAATAGGACATTTCTCGAGGAGGGTCTTTGTATGACGGTTTTTCGGAATCAATGAGAATGTATTCGCGATATCCGCATTCCGAACAGTCCAGAAACGTTTCGTTAAAAAGGAGTTCCGAATCACATACGGGACAGGTTCCGAAATTCTCTTCGAGTGTTGAAATGAGACTCGTGACATTCTGAACACTGTTGGGATCTAATGCACACATATACTGTTCAAGGGCTTTGTCCCGAAAAAATCCGAGATTGGTATTGACATCCGATGCCTTTTTATAACTGATGATCTGTTTGGGTACAGGAGGTTCGGAGGGTTCTGTAGTGGGCGTAAAGTAGGAATATACACTGTTGGCTGGCATACGGACTTTCTTCGTGGTCAAGGGATCGACGGATGTCTGACCGGCGGCAATACGATCCTGCGCCTCACTATACGAAAACAGAATTTCGCCCACACGAAGGAAATAATCTGCCTCGGTCTCACCGGATTCAATCGCTCGGATTTTGTCTTCAATCTCATGAATCTCCGTTTCGAGTTTTTTACGACTAGCAAGAATCGAAATTTCGGATCCGCTAGAAATAACAATGGGGGTCGCGAACTCCTGTTCGATCTTCTGGAATTCTAGGCGTTTGGCATGGAGTTGTTTCTTGAGTTCAGGAAGTTTGGAATGTTCCTCGCGAATCCTCGTTAAATTTTGGTTATGATAGGATTCTAGGGTTTTTGCAATGG